TTATCAGCATCATTACCACTGTTCCATAACTGACGATTGTAGTCTGAAACAGGATCTTTACCACCAGTAGTGGTTAAAGAGTTCTCAATGTACCATCCACCTGGTCCTTGGAATGCATGTGAATAAACCTTTACCCAAGGGAGTTCTTCTCCATCAGGTGCTGGAAGGAAACGAATAACTGCTGACCCAACGCCAGTCTTATCCAGTTCTGCTTTCCAGAATCTATCATCTGCTCCACCAGAAGATGAATTCATCTTCTCTACTTCTTTTACCAATCTATCGGTAAGAGAACCAAGCTTGGATTGCTTTTTCAGTTTGTCAAAAGACATTTAGATTACCTCGTATTTGTTGAGATTTGGCTTGTGTGTATTCATTATATACAAGTCACTTTGCAGTGTCAAGTATTAAACCCTTAAGGATTTTTTTGTATGTGAATACATCTATATTTAGGAAGGGAGAATACTTTTTCATTCTAGTAGACGTTACCTTCCAAATAGGATCATCCAGTTTCTTATCAAAATTATTTTTATATCCTAGTATCCTATCTAAAATTAACATAGTCTCCAAAGATATATTACCTTGAAGATGTTTCTTTAAAAGTTGAGGGTGTCTACCTCCCTCTATACTAAACAGTTTATCAAAATTATTACATGACATATTAGACTCTACTTCTCCCTTAAAGATATAGGAGAGGGACTGTACTCTCTTCTTCCATTCAATATAATTACTATCCCCACTCTTCATTAAGTCTCCAATCCAGAGTGTCTCAGGGTCACTACAGGACACAAAGTTTGCTACAAAAAAATCTTCTACTTCCTTTTCAGTCTTCTTCCTACACATCTTCTCAAACCAGAACCTATCCTTTCTCTTATAGAATGCTTCTACTGTTGCTCTGGTTCTACCATTGTACTTATGATAATCATAGGAGTCTCTAGTAAAATGATTCTTGAGTGCAAGATAAATCTTATAGCAATCAAAGGGCATCATTAAAATATAGGTAGTTTAGCTCTAGATGTTCTCTTTAGAAAATTAAGTTCTTGTGCTTGATACTTAATCTTTTCCTTTAGTGGTTTGGATATAAGTTTAGGAACTGATTCCAAGTCTATACTATTCTGATCACAAAAATGTATGATAGCATCAATGTAATTCATATTTTTATTATCCAAAACAAGTTGCTCAATTGCTTGAGCAAACCTAGAAGGACAAAAGAATTTCTTCTCTAATACTTTTTCTAATTCATTGTCCATCAATTTATGTCCCAGTGTGGTTAGATACAAACTCTTTAATATAACGAACTAGAAGTTTAATATAATCTTCTTTGTTCCTTTTGTCAAATACTTTTACTTCTCCATTAGGTGTTACCATAATGGTGATAAGTTTAGTGACTGGTATATCTGTTAACTCATAGTAGGCAGCAGCATAGAACATCTCCTGCACAAAATAATTCTCAAGCCATTCCTCAGGTTTAATCTTACTTGAAGTCTTAAAATCTATTACTGCTAACTCACCCTCATACTCCGCTATACAATCAACTCTACCAGCAAGACCTAAGTACTCTGAGTAAAGTGTCCTCTCTATAGCGTGTATGTTATTTATCTTATCCAGATATGGTGTAGCATGATGGAACATGAACTTAGTTGCTGGTAAATAATGATCCCAGTTAAGTTCTCTGTTCTCTAGATATGCCTGTGCTGCCTCATGGTAGTCAGTTCCTCTAGTAGTAGCAGCCTTAGTTATCTTATTAGCTTCCTCTTCTCCTACTTTCTTTCGCCAGTTGATAAAGATTTGTCTATTATAAAAAGATGTTACTGATGTAATAGATGGAACCCACTTACCACTTGGCAACTGATACAACCTACAACCAGGAGTTTCTTTTTTATCTAATTCAAGATCACCTAAAAAATTACAATGGGTAAAACTCATAAATTTAATTCCAATTTAGATAGTAGATATTCTTTACACAATCCTGACCTTACTATATCTTCTACACCAAATTCAATAATATCTACTGATGGCATAATCCTTAAGACATTCATGAAGTCATGAATACCATTCCTTTCATTCTGTTTAATTAAGTCAGTTTGAGTAGCATCTCCACAGAACATAATCTTGGAGTCTGTACCTATCCTTGTTATTATACTATCTAACTCATGAAAATTCAAGTTTTGAAATTCATCTACTATAACAATAGCTCTATCTAATGTTGTACCCCTAATGAATGAGGTGCTCCAGAATCCAATAGTCTCCTGTGCTTTAAGATTACCATACAACATCTCAAAGTCTGCCTCACTAGGCATCTCAAACATATACTTAACCATATTCTTATATGGTATCTGGTATAGGTAAGACTTATCCTCATGATCACCAGGTAAGAATCCAATCTCCCTAGTGGCAACAAGTGACCTTACAATATAGATCTTATCATAAGGTGTAGTGGATCTAACACATCACCTAATGCATTGAATAGAGTGATGAATGTTTTACCTGTACCTGCTGCACCATAGGCAACTAAATTTTTATTCTTAGCATAAGAATCAAATAAAGCTTTCTGATTATCAGTAAGGGGTTCTACATCCCTTAACATATCAGTGTTGATTGGTTTCTTTCTTTTCATCTGTTTAGATGTTAATCCAACTCCAATAGGTTGGTCCCCATTCTTCTTCTTTCTTGGCATAATTATAAAGAGAAAGGTTTCACATTTGCACCAGGTTGTTGAGATACCTTATGCAATACATCATTCCAACCTGGCTTCTTCTTCACCAGTTTCTCTTGCCACTCTCCCACTTCTCCTACTCCAGCACATCCTTTAGACCAGTCTTTATCCCAGTCAGGATTCTCTTCTCTCCATTTTTCATAAGCACTCATAGTCATAGAGAGTTCTTGAGTCTCTCCAGTCTTAAGATTTTTCAAAGGATATGTTGGCATAAGTAAACTTTTGGGTAGTTTTATTTAGAGCCACTCAAGGGCTTCAGCAACAATAGGAAACTGTTCATTGAAGATTGCTCTACAATTTTCAGCAATTTGCATGTGTTCTTTCTGTGTTCCATGAGCAGAACGTAGATTGATGTAGTGTATCCACGACCTTACTGAACCAGTCATGTATAGTTTGGTAGGTGTGGCAAGTGGTAGAACGAATCTAGCACACTCTTTAGCAACACCAGCATCTAACATCTCTTTATAAATTTTCATTCCTTCTACAAAATGTCTCTGCATCTTAAGTTCAAAATCTTGAACTACAAAAGGATCTAAATCATCAATACTATTCTGTCTATTCTTATCATCTTGTCTACGAAGTTCAGGCAATTCAATATCACCTAGAAGATTACTGTCAGCATACCTTTGAGAGAACTCTTGGTATGTAAAACTTCTGTGCCTTAAGATCTGTGCAGCAATACCTCTTGTAGTATTGATCTCAATGGTCATGAATGCTTGCTCAAAGACACTCCAATGCCCATGCTGAATACAATACTTAAGAAGACCAGCAAACTTATCGTTGTCTTGGTTCTTAGGGTTAGAAACACGAGCAACATACGCCATGTGTTGTTCAGCATCAGGAGTGACACTGATTAAATTAATATCTTTACTCATTAGTCAGGGTATCCATCATCATCTTCAAAAACTTCTTCATAGTCTCCTACAGGAACTGATTGGTATGCTTCTACATCTGAATAGATTTCAGACTCCAATTCTTCTACGACTTCTTTAAGAGCCATGATTAAAACTTTTAATTTTCCTCTGTTCATGATTTTGTTTCTCATTATTTAGAGAGGGTGGGAGGTTGGAGTTATGTGTACCAACAAGTAAGGGGCATTGCTACATGAGTAGATTTTTACCTCACTGTCTGAGACCCGACTGGTAAGTCGATTCACCTTTTCAAGGTGCAGCACCACCTGTGTCTCATCACCTTAACTAGCCTTATGCCAGCAAGTTTATTCAGTCACTCCCGTGTTGAACCCGTCGATTCAACAGATATATTATATACCAGTATTATTTATTTGTCAACCTTGCATAAATAAAGAAAAAAGTACTTGAAAAATGGTCGCTAGAATACCTCTGATTGTAAATTCGTCTGCAGAACAGATACAAGAACTGCCTAGTGGAGATTC